TTGAGCATGGCAAAGTTATTCTCAATGAAGATGAAGACTGGGCTGACTTTAAGGATGAGTTCCTAATGTTTCCTACTCCTCAAGTACATGATGACTTGATTGATGCTTTAAGCTACATAGATCAACTAGCTGTAACAACGTACTTCAGTGACGACGATGCTGAAGATTATGAACCTCTTGACATGATAAGCGCATACTAATGAAAGATGTTTCAAAACTAGATAATTGTCCACTGCCACTGCAGAACAATAAACTCAACGTAGCAAACCACCTCATTGCAATTGAGGAAGCCAATTTAGGTCCAGCAGATCCTCGTAAATCTAACGAAGAGTTCTGGAAACAAAAAGCAGTTCGTTGGAACACAACCGAAGGTGACGCTCGTGGTCGCCTTTGTGCCAACTGCGAATACTATTACAACACCAAACAAATTCAAGACTGTATCGCTAATGGTCCAGCCTACGATCTCAAAGCTTCTGCGTTACCGCTTACACCTAAATGGGCTGATATTGAATCACACCCTGTAGCGTACTGTGAAAAGTTTGATATTACTTGTTCTCCTGTTCGTACTTGTGATGAACAAGAGATGGGTGGTCCAATGGACGACGACAGAGTAGAAGCTGAAGCAGAGAAAATGGATTCCGAAGAAGGTCCAACACTTGAGTATTCCGATTTAACCAAATCTTCCTTAGAGGACTAAATGTCAGATAAAGCCATTGATCAAAAGCTATCCCGGTTTGAAGAAGCAGAAGAAACCGCTAAGGATAAAGACCTTATTGAGTTTGTTCTTTCCCATTGCGATGACTGGAGAAGCCATCGTGATTCAAACTACCTGATCTACTGGAAAGAATATGAGCGTATGTTCCGTGGTATTTGGGACTCCAGCGACAAGATGCGTGACTCGGAGCGTTCACGTATTGTAACTCCAGCCATGCAACAAGCTGTTGAGTCTAAACAGGCTGAGATTTCTGAAGCCGTGTTTGGACGTGGTGAGTTCTTTGACATCGCTGATGACATCCAAGATCAAGATCCAATGGATGTAGCTTTGACACGTACACAGATGCACGAAGACTTTAAACGTAGTCGCATCAAGAAAGCAATTGATGATGTTATCCTATTAGCTGAAATCTACGGTACAGGTATCGGTGAAATTGTTGTTAATGAAGAGACTGTATTGTCTCCTGCAACACAACCTATCCCCGGTGCTTCAGTAGCTGCTATTGGTGTAATGGAGAAGAAGCAGTTCATGGTTGGTTTAAACGCTATCAACCCACGCAACTTCTTAATTGATCCTAACGCAACGACTGTAGAAGATTCTCTTGGTGTAGCCATTGAAGAATATATGTCTTACTACACTATTGTAGAAGGTATTGAAAATAAGATTTATCGTAAAGTAGCTATTACTCCTAGCTATCGTTCTACAGACTTAGAACCAGTTATCGAAGAGTCTCCTTCACGTATTGATAAACTTCCAGTATTACGTTGGTACGGTAAAGTTCCACGTGCAATGCTTGAAGGTTTAGAAAAAGGTGAGAAGCCTACAGTGCTTTTCCCTGAAGACTCTGCACCTGCTGAGTACAGCGACATGGTTGAAGCAGTGATTGTTATCGCTGATAACCAGTATCTCCTCAAAGCTGAGGAAAGCCCTTACATGATGAAAGATCGTCCTGTAGTTGCTTACCAAGCTGATTCGATGCCGGGTCGTTTCTGGGGTCGTGGTACAACTGAGAAGGGCTACAATATGCAAAAGGCACTTGATGCCCAAATGCGTAGCCACTTAGATTCATTAGCACTAACTACAGCACCTATGATGGCGATGGATGCAACAAGATTACCCCGTGGCGCTAAGTATGAAGTACGTCCCGGTAAGAACTTCTTGGTGAACGGTAATCCAGCAGAGATTATGATGCCGTTTAAGTTCGGTTCTACCGACACCGGTAATATGCAGACCGCCCAGACCTTCCAACAGATGCTATTACAAGCAACTGGTACATTGGATAGCTCCCAAATGCCATCACAAGTGGCAGGCGGAGAAGCGTCTGGTGCTGGTTTGTCTATGGCTTTGTCAGGTTTGATGAAGAAGAATAAACGTGCATTGATCAATTTCCAAGAAGATTTCTTAATTCCATTCATTACTAAGTCTGCTTATCGCTTTATGCAGTTCGATCCTGAGCGTTATCCAGTGCAAGACTTCAAATTCATGCCTGTATCTACCCTAGGAATGGTTGCACGTGAGTATGAACAGCAACAAATGATTGGTTTAATGCAGACTTTGGGACCACAAAGCCCTATTACACCTGTATTACTACAAGGAATCATCCAATCTAGCAGCTTATCTAACCGTGATGCTATCGTTGCTCAGCTACAGCAGATGTCACAGCCTGATCCAGCACAAGCTCAGATGGCTCAGCAAGCTGCTCAGATGGATATGGACCTCAAACAATCACAAACTGATTACTACACATCTTCTGCAGAGAAGAATCGTGCTGATGCTCAGAAGAAGACTGTTGAAGCTCAGATTATGCCTCAAGAAGCTGAAGCTAAAATGATTGGTAACATCTCTCGTGGTTCTTCAGACACTGTTGATTTTGATAAACGAGTCAAAGTAGCTGAACTAGCACTAAAAGAAGAATCAATCAAGTCTGGTGAACGCATTACTGCTATGCAAATGGCTGGTAAGCAACAGAAACAATAAAAAAAGCAGAAAAAGCTCTTGACAAACTGACAGAAACGTGTTATAATGTATCTATAGCGGTACTTATAACACAATTTCTTCCTTAGTCAAGGGCAAAGAATGCAAAAGGAATTACAAACCTATTACGAGAATAGATTCTCAATGATGGCTACTCAAGGATGGCAAGACCTCCTTGAAGACTTAGAAATCATGATTAAAGCCACAGATACCTTGGCTGGAATCGATTCAGAAAAGCAGTTGCATTTCAAAAAAGGCGAGATGTCAATTCTTAATTGGCTAAAGAACCTTCGAGATGCAAGTGCTGAAGTTTACGACCAACTCCAAGCGGAAGAGCTAAATGGCTAGGCGCTTGTATGAGTTCAAGTGTGAAAAGAACCACATAACGGAGCAACTCGTCGATGAGACGATCAAAGTTTCTCCGTGCCGTGAGTGTGGCGACAATGCAAGTCGCATCATCTCCCCTACTGGGATCTATTTAGAACCTTTTAGTGGGCAGTATCCAGCAGCGTATGATCGCTGGACACGTGTGAGAGCTGAGAAGCTGGCACAGGAGAAGAAAACAAATGCTAACCATGGCTCATAAGTAGTGACGTTACTACCGAGCTATTTTTAAAACATCCTACAATCTTTACGACAGGAGACATGATGGCTGAAATCATTGAAGTGCAAGACGAACACGAAGGTACAAGCGACTTACCTAACAGTGTATCACAAGAATCTACTGCACAAGCAGCAGACAACTCTACAGATATTGCTAACATTGAAGCAGTTCCCGAGAAGTATAAGGGTAAATCCTTAGACGAGATCGTGAAGATGCACCAAGAGGCTGAAAAGCTCATTGGTCGTCAAGCTCAAGAAGTAGGCGAAGTTCGTAAGTTAGCCGACGAGTTAATCAAGCAACAACTCAATACCAACAAGCAAGACACGCAGCCACGTGCCGAAGATAACGAGATAGATTACTTTGCTGACCCCGATAGGGCAGTAAATCATGCAGTAGAAAACAATCCAGTTGTTCGTCAGTTACGTGAACAGCAGGAAGCTCAGATTAGACAACAAGCTGCATCGCAGTTACAGTCTAAATTTCCGAACTTCCAAGAGGTTGTAGCTTCTGATGATTTTGCCAATTGGATCAAGACTTCTAAAGTACGCTTAGATTTGTTTGCGAAAGCTAACAATTATGACTACGATTCAGCAGAAGAATTGCTTGATACTTATACACAGCTTCGTGGTGTAAAAGCTCAACAAGCAGACGATACGCTGAAACAAGGTGAAACTGTTAAACGTAACCAAACATTGAAAGCCGCTGCTGTACAGAAGGGCGGATCAGGGGAAGTAGGCAAACCTATTTATAGACGTGTCGATTTAATTCGTTTAAGAATGCAAGACCCAGAGAGATACAACGCTATGCAGGACGATATTATGGCAGCGTATAACGAAGGTCGAGTAAAATAATTTAACTCATTTAGGAGATTTTAAAAATGGCTTTAGGTACTGATCATCAAACAAAAACGACTGCGGATAAGTTTATCCCAGAAATCTGGTCCGACGAAGTAGTTGCGACCTACAAAAAGAACTTGGTTCTTGCAAACCTCATCAAAAAAATGTCTTTCAAAGGCAAAAAAGGTGATTCACTGCATATTCCAAAACCCGGACGTGGCTCTGCTAACGCAAAAGCTGCTTCTACTCAAGTAACATTGAACACTGACACAGCTACTGAAGTTGTAGTTAGCATCAATCAGCATTTTGAATACTCGATCTTGATCGAAGACATCGTCGAAGCACAAGCTTTAGCTTCTATGCGTCAATTCTACACTGATGATGCTGGTTACGCTTTGGCTCGTCAAGTAGATACATCATTGATCCAGTTGGGTCGTGCTGTTCAAGGTGGCGGTGGTACTACTGCTTACAGCGGTGCATTCTCTGGTGCTGACGGTACAACTGCTTATGTTGCTGCTGCTAACACTGGTTTAGGCGCTATCACTGATGCTGCTATCCGTCGCTCTATCCAGCGTTTGGATGACAACGATACTCCAATGGATGGTCGTTTCTTAATCGTTCCACCTTCAACACGTAACACATTGATGGGTATTCAGCGTTTCACTGAGCAAGCTTTCGTTGGTGAAGCTGGTTCTGCTAACACCATCCGTAACGGTGAAATTGGTAACGTATACGGTGTTCCAGTTTTCGTATCTAGCAATACTGATACAACTTCTGGTTCTACTGCTGCTCGTATCTGCTTGCTTGGTCATCGTGACTTTGCAGTATTAGCAGAGCAAATGGCTGTTCGTTCACAAACTCAGTACAAACAAGAATATCTCGGTACATTGTTTACCGCTGATACATTGTATGGTGTTTCAGAGTTGCGTGACGGTTCTGCTGTTGCAATCGCTGTTCCAGCCTAATACCTAGAAACTAGGTTCTGCCCTGCAGTAGATGTGGGGCAGTTTCTTTAAGGGGTCTACTGAGACTCTTTAAATAAACTGTAGGAGACAAAATGGCAATATTCAAGTGTGTACGAACAGGCAACACGGTAGAGTTTAATCTCGAGCATGACATCCGTACTATGCGTCAGCATCCTGAGTATAACGAAGTAATCGAAGAAGTAAAACCTAAAGTTGAACCTGTAGCTGTTAAGAAAGTAGTTTCTAAATCTAAAGAGGTTTAAGAATGGGTATTTATCGAGGACCCGGTGGTGTTGGTGATGCCGTTAATGACGCTTCGTCAGAAGCTGCTATTACCGTCACTGCACGTGACGAAGCTGTTGCTGCTCGTAATGCTGCTGTAGCTGCTAAGGTTGCTGCAGAACTAGCTGAGACTAATGCAGAGCTTGCCGAAGTAGGTGCTGAAACAGCCTTAGCCGCTGCTCAAGCTGTCGCTACTGACTTATCCGATGACATCGCTGCTGCTTTAGCGGCTCAAGTAGCTGCTGAAGCTGCTCGTGACGCTGCTCTAGTAGCTGAAACAAACGCAGAGACAGCCGAGACAAATGCTGAAACTGCTGCAACCAATTCTACTGCTTCTGCAGAACTCGCCCAAGATTGGGCTACAAAGACTTCAGGTCCGGTAGCTGGTGGTGAGTACTCTTCTAAATATAACGCACAACAAGCAGCTACATCTGCTTCAGGAGCAAGTACAAGTGCCACTAACGCAAGCAACTCAGCAAGTGCAGCAAGCACTTCAGCAACAAACGCTGCAAGCAGTGCATCAGGCGCTGCCACATCTGCTACAAATGCAAGCAACTCCGCTACATCCGCTTCAGGATCAGCTTCTGGAGCATCTACTTCAGCCTCTAATGCCAGCACTTCTGCAACTAATGCATCAGCCAGCGCAACAAGCGCATCAGGCTCAGCAAGCACAGCAACTACACAAGCAGGCATAGCAACAACTCAAGCGACTAACGCTTCTAGTTCTGCTTCTGCAGCATCAACAAGTGCTTCTAATGCAGCAACCTCAGAGACTAACGCAGCAAGTTCTGCTACAGCCGCTTCAGGGTCTGCATCGACTGCTTCTACTCAAGCATCTAATGCAGCTACTTCGGCAACGAACGCTGCTAATTCGGCAACAGCGGCTGCGGCTTCTGCTGCGTCAATTAGTGGTTTAGTACCGTCTCAAACAGGTAACAACGGTAAATATTTAAAGACCGACGGAACAAGTACATCTTGGGACGCTTTAGATATATCTACTGCAGACGTAAGCGGTACTTTACCAATTGCTAACGGCGGTACAAACACCACAGCTACTCCAACATTAGGCGGAGCAGTATATGGCACAGGTTCTGCTTATGCTATTACAGCGGCTGGTACTGCAGGACAGATTCTTACGTCTAACGGTACTTCTGCTCCAACATGGCAAGCTGCTCCAGTAAGTCTTCCCTCACAAACTGGAAACAACGGTAAGTATTTAACTACTGACGGATCTACAGCGTCTTGGGCGACTGTCGCTGCAGGTGCTGCATTGTCTAATGACACAAGTACTGCAAGTAACTTATATCCTTTGTTTGCTGCTGCTACTTCAGGTGTACCAACAACAATCTACACAAGCAATAGCAAATATTTATATAAGCCTTCAACAGGTGACTTACAAGCCCCTGCAGTAAACGCTGGTGTGTTTGTTACAAATCAAATTACAAGTTCTTACACAATTCCTACAGGCTCTAATGCCATGGTAGTTGGTCTTAATGTAGGCGCTGGAGTAACTTTAACAGTTCCTTCGGGAAGCAGATTGGTGGTCCTATGAGTAATGCAGTCTTTGCTGGAGATACTAGCGGTTCTATTACAATTCAAGCACCTGCCGTTGCAGGTACAAATACATTAACTTTACCTGCTTTAACAGGTACTCTTGCTTTAACTTCTCAAATCAGTTCAACAGCCCCGGCTGTTACAGTGTATACAAGTGGTTCAGGAACATACACAACTCCGACTAACACAAGATATTTATATGTAAAAATGGTTGGTGGAGGTAGTTCTGGAGGAACTGCAGCGGCTGATCCAGCCACAGGAGGTACTACTACTTTTGGTACATCCTTTTTAACCTGTACTGGTGGCGGTTCAAATAATGGTGGATCACCACCTCCGGGCGGAACAGCTACAGGCGGTGACATTAATATTTCTGGCGGTGGTGGTAGTTCAAGTATTAACGGTAGCAGTCAAACAGGTGGCACTGGTGGGGCAAGTCCATTTGGAGGCGCAGGCGCTGGCGGCGGTGGAACAGGTACAGTTGCTCCGCAAAATGCCGCTGCAAACTCAGGTTCAGGAGGCGGTGGTAACTATGCAACTTATACAAACGGACGTGCTGGCGGTGCTGCTGGTGGTTATTTAGAAAAGTTAATTACATCACCTTCTTCAACATATGCTTACGCTGTTGGAGCAGGCGGCACTACTGCAAACGCTGGTAGCGGTGGGTCAGGTATTATTATTATTACAGCTTATTTCTAAGGCATACAAATGGCATTAATAAGACATTGCATTATTGACACAAACACTAATTTTGTTGTTAATATTATAGATTATGAAGAAATTCAAACAGGAATTCCTCCGGGATTAGATCAAGATACTTTATCTTTAATTTGTGTTCAAAGTGATACAGGTCAAATTGGTGGAACGTATAATAATGGAGTTATTGTTAATCCTCCATTTAAAGGATAATTAATGGCAACAGTCATTAATGTATCTTCTGGAATGGGAACAGGACGCATTACTAAAGATGCTGACGCTTCCGGTATTCTAAAGTATCAAACAAATGGTGTTGACGCTATTACTGTAGGAACAGATCAGAACATTATATTTAACGGTATTGGTGGTTTACAAGTACCACAAGGAACTACAG